AGCATCAGTCCATCCAAGCACTGTAGCTATTCCTTCAACCATAGGTGAAAGCCGCTCAAAAGAAATAGCATTATTCCACGCTAAAACAATCTTTGCATCTGTTGCGGGGTCATTGATCAGCGCCTGAACTTCATCCAAATCTCCAGCATCAAGCAATGCGGCTTTGGCTTGATAGGGGGTGACGATCATCGCACTGCGTTTCGCCAGCAATCGCTGGTCAATCTCTTCCTGTGTTGCAGGCTCAACAGACCATGTTTCTACCCACACACCACCGACAAAATCAGGATTTGTGCGGATCAGGTTTTGCGTCATCGGGTCATATGACGGTTGCGGAACTTCTTCTACTAGAAAAGTATTGAATTCAGCAGCCGTTTCTAAAGATATTGGTTCTGCAAAACTGACAGTTGGATTATCAGTCAACATATCTCCAAGACTGTACGGATATTTGACGACTTGATTCTCTATAGCTTTTACGTAAATAGGCATAATAAGTCTCTGTTAAACTGGAATACGCCGGACGGCACGTACATAGTGGAGATAGTACTTACCGTCGCCGCCTTGGGCGCCGTTAGAGAAGTTTTGGTACCAAGCGCTCGAAGCGCCTGTTTGGGTACTGGCCCAATAGACGTCCGCAGCAAACGCTTCCGCGCCACCCGATTGAAACGCCGCTGCCGAGGTTTGCGCTGGTGAGCCGGACGAGTAGAAGGTGCTGATTGGCTCAGGCGAAACAGCGTTGGCATTACTGCCGCTAGCATTGTTGGCGCCCGTAGTCGGCTTCAGGAAGTAATACAGCACCTCCAGTTCATTTTTGGCGGGCATGTACCAGTCTGAGTACCCGTCAATCGTCAACCCCTCGCAAAAATATGCGGCAGGATGGCTGGTATTGTTCATGTTGCTGCTATTTGTCGGCCCATCAATCACGCTGGTGGGGGCGCTATTTGTGGTTGCATTTTTCCACTCCTTGCTGGAGTTTTCACCGGACGACTTTGGCGCAACTATTAAATAGTGACTAGCAACGCCGTTACCTGCTACAGATATTTTACCGGCGTAATACCCGCCGCCATATGCCTGCCCAATAACAGTTGGCCCCGTTGCATATTTTGGCGTTGCCATCAATGCACGTTCAATACTCATGAGTTTTGCCCAGCCACGAATGCGTACCAAGTCGTGCCACCATCCCAAGTAGTTAGGACAAAGGTATCGACTTTACCGCTAGTGCTTGTCAATGTCGGCGCAGTGCCACTAGGCCATTTAACAGCCGATCCCCATGTAACGGTTCTTGCTGTGCCGTCAGCAGTGAAGCTAAGAGTTAGCCCATAAGCTGTTCCAGTGGTGGGGACATTCGTAAAAGTGAGTGTGGTGATATTCGCGTTCAGAGCGACAGCGAAAACATTACCGGCATTGCAGTCCAATGTAAGAGTGTTGGAAGTGATGCTAGGCGCGGTCTTGGTTTCATCTAGACCAGTGATCTGCTTGTTTGTAAGCGTCTGACTGTCAGTCGTGCCTACAATGTCTCCAGAAGGGGCTGTAAGTGACGAACCAAATGCAGTGCCTGTTGATGTGACAATGCCCGCAGAAGGGTACGTAATGGAGCCTTCTGGACCTGTTGCACCGGTTACACCGATTGGACCCGTTACCCCATCAGGACCAATAGGACCAGTGGCCCCAGTCACACCAACAGGACCAGTTTCTCCAATCGGTCCCGTAACACCAGCCGGCCCTGTTGCTCCTGCTGGACCCGGATCGCCTGTCAATCCTTGCGGGCCTGTAGCCCCCTCTGGCCCAGTCGCTCCAGCCGGGCCAGTTGCACCGATATCACCGATCGGCCCTTGCGGGCCTGCTGGACCAGTTGCTCCAGTGACACCAATATCGCCTGTAAGCCCTGTAGGTCCAGCTACGCCAGTGGCCCCAGTAGCGCCAGTGGCTCCTCCGGGATCGCCCTGAGGACCAGTTGCACCAGTGGCTCCGTCAACTCCGATAGTTCCCGCAGGCCCAGTAGCACCAGTTACGCCTAAAGGCCCAGCAGGCCCTGTTGCACCTGTTGCTCCGCCAGGATCGCCTTGCGGCCCAGTGGCTCCAGTCACGCCTATCGGCCCAGTGGCTCCGTCTGTTCCAGCAGTACCGGCTGGTCCAGTGGCTCCAGTAGCCCCAATAGGACCAGTAGCGCCTACAGGACCGGTAGCACCACTGTCGGAATCGTAATCAAAGTTCCCTGTAAAGGGATTAAATACGTATGGCATATTAGCTAGTCCGTTCTACGTTAACCAGATTGCCAGCATCGTAAGTGAATGCCAGAACAGCAACAGTTACACCATTCTTTTTGAAAGTAACAGTGTTTGGCGCGTTAAAGTTTGGATCAGCCTCTACGTTATCGTAAGGAGGAATACCAAAGTTTTGAACGATAGACTTGTCGCCTGGAATAGGCATATTCGGAGTGTCTAGCCAGCTTGCCATATCAGTACCTATGCTAAGAATTTAAGTTTGTACAGCGTGGACTGATACAGCGCCACGATTTCATCAATGATGTTCTGAATAGATGACTCATCACTGAGTTTTTTGCGGTTTTTGCTAATCCACTCAAGATGTGATCGTAAAATTGACTCTACACCACCAGTAGCTGTGTTTTTTACGTAAGGGATAGTGATCAACTTGCCTTCGCAGCCTTGATACGCTTCAGCGGCGTCATCTGCTAATTCAACAATAGTTTTATAAAATTTACGCAACGCCTTATGTTGGGCGTAGGATTTTGTCTTCAGATGCTCACGGTGTGTGATATCCCGAGCCATGAACAGCAATGCAATAAACTCACCCATTGATACGCCACCCTCTAGCTATCATTCTGTCACGTTCTTCAATGCTGTGTACGCGAATAATGCGTTTCATTGGCCTAGAAGTAGGGTCATAAAGAAAAAACGCCTTAGAAGCGCTCTCAGGGGCTTCTACAGGCATTTCTGCTGGTAATTCGTTAATAACTTGCTCTAAGTCAAGTTGTTTTATCTTTCTCGGTCTGCCCATAACTCCCTCATAGATAAATGGGGGGCTTTGTGGCCCCCCATTTAATGCCTATCAGCTAGACAGCGGGATAGCGCCTGCGTTCATTACATCAGTAACACCGAAATCGGTGACGCTGGATGCCACAGGGAACGGACGGGTAACGCGCAGCAGATAAGTGCTATTGCTAGGTGTCAGTGCGCCTCCAGAAGGATTGCTAATCACAACCTTCACAGTGTTTGCGGCAGACACATAAGCAGCAACAGCATACGCAGCTACACCGGTATCACCACTTACGCTAATGTGATCGCCAGAAGCGACGCCATTAACGGTAGCCGTGAAAGCAGTAGCTGCCCCAGCAGAGATAGAAGCTGGAGTGATGGTTGCGGTTACAACAGCTTCGCCGCGCTTAAGCGACTCAGCTACGACATTTGGACCTGGATTAGACATAGTGACCTCCTATTAACCAGTGACGCGGCAAGCGAGTTCAGGATAGATGGTAGACCATCCATACAGAACATCCAGACGACACGGCAACTGATCGCTGTTGATATCGTACTGACGAACCAGACGAATAGACAGACCATCAGCAGAGGAGCGTCCAGCCATATCCACGCCCTGCGGCAGGATGAGGTCAGCAGTACCCAGCGCAAAAGCATCTTTATGGAATGCCAGAGCATTCGGGTAGCTTGCACCGTCAGAGCCAGAGATAACAGAAGCATTGCCGGACGGAATCGTGCCGGTGCTGCTGGTTACGTTCTGGAACTGGCCAGAGAATACCGGGGTCGGGAAGATGCTGATGTTCTGAGCAGAGCCAGTACCGGTAGCATCCGCCGCAACAACGAAGTTAGCCAGAGAGCCAGTAGACTGACGATTCTGCGGGTTAACAGCGTATACGCCGGGGATAGTAAACACAGTGCCTTTAGGCAAGGTCTTGCCGCTGGTAACAGTAGCAGACAGCGTAAAGGTAGACTGTGCGTTGTTGGTGACAGAGCCGCCAGCCTGTGCAGCAACAGCCATCGTGCTGGAGCCAACTACAAAAGAACCAGCCGTGAAGTTACCCACGTTCTGATCCATTGCGAAGTTAAAGCCCAGAGTAGAGTCACCCAGCGCACCCTTCTGGAAGATACGAGAGATAGTGCCAGCCGGGTTGAACAGATTAGTCAGACCGGAGACGATACCAACTTCGATAGTCGGATCAACAACGAAATGACGCTCTTCATCAACAGGAGCAGCCATCTGGTTGAGTCGAGCGCGTGCAGCCAGGACAGCAGCAGTCGCTTCAGCCTGAGTGGTTGCGCCGTCAGTCAACTGGCCGGGAGTGCCGACAAGGTTATAGACGTTCAGGTACTGCTGAAGACCGTCATAGTCGATCTTATTAGCAATAGCTGCAACAGCAGGCTTAATGAAACGATCAGAGAAGTCACTGATGTTCAGGGTCAAATCCTGAGTGGTGAAAGCCATGTCAACACCGAAC